TAGCTAACAATACTATTGTTAATGCCAATGTAAATACGTCAGCAGCAATAGACGGGACTAAAATTTCACCTAACTTTGGTTCACAAAATATTGTTACTACTGGAACAGGTGCTACTGGCAACTTAGGAGTGACAGGAAACATAACTGTTTCTGGAACTGTTGATGGTCGAGACGTAGGTGCTGATGGTACAAAACTAGACACAATAGAAGAAAATGCAACCGCAGATCAGACAGATGCAGAGATAAGAACTGCTGTAGGTAATGCAACTGATAGTAATGTCTTTACCGATGCAGAAAAAACTAAATTAGCTGGTATATCTACAGGAGCTACTACCGATCAAACCGCTAGTGATATAAGAACACTTGTTGAAAGTGCTAGTGATAGCAATGTATTTACTGATGCTGATCATACTAAGCTTAATGGCATAGCAACTGGTGCTGAAGTAAATGTAAATGCTGATTGGAACTCTAGTTCAGGCGATTCTCAAATATTAAATAAACCTACTTTAGTTACAGGTATTAATGATTTATCTGATGTTAATACGTCAGGTGTAGCAGACGGAAAAATCCTTAAATATCAAGCATCAAGCAATAGTTTTGTTATTGCTGATGATGGTGGAGGAGGAGGAGGTGAAGGTAGTTCTACCTTTACGGGATTATCCGACACTCCAACCAACTTCGGAAATGCTGCTGGAAAAACAGTAAAAGTTAACTCAGCTGGTAATGCTCTTGAGTTTGTTACTGTAACTACACCTACTCAAGATATTGTAGATGACCAATCGCCTCAACTTGGAGGGAACCTTGATGTACAGACAAGAGAAATAAACACAAGTACAACTAACGGAAACATAAAAGTAAATCCAAACGGTACAGGTGTATTTGAAGTTAAAGGTAATACGAATGCTGGTACTTTACAGCTCAACTGTGAGAACAATAGTCACGGTGTAAAAATCAAATCACCACCGCATAGTGCAAATGCAAGTTATACTTTAACTCTTCCTCCAGATGACGGAGATGCTAATGAAGTTTTAAAAACTGATGGAAATGGTGGTCTAGATTGGACTACAATTGCCACAGATTCAATTACTGAAGGAAACTCTAAAGCTGAAATAATTGATGGAGGTTCTAGTAGCACAGGTCAATTTAAAGTAGCTATTGATGGTACAGATCCTAACTTGACTGTAGATGCTAGTTCTACTGTTTTTGGAAGAAGTGGTGCAAACCAAGCTGTACAAATATACGGATCTCTTCGATTCTTATTGGGTTCTGGTGTTCAACCTATTATACGTTTAACTAATCTTGGCAACATAGAAGTCACAGGTGCTTATAATGGTGGGTCCAGTATAGGTCAGGTCTGGGAGTTTGGAGGTTATCAAGGTACACATATATCTGGTGGCAATATAAAACCTCTTACTGATAGTACTTTTGATTTAGGAACTAACACTGTACGTTGGCAAAATATTTATGCAGATACCTTACATGGTGATGGATCAAACCTAACTAATTTACCAACAAGTCCTTACAACATTCAGATCAATACTATCTCTTCCTACAGCGGAACTGGTGGTAATAGTGCAACCTTCAATGGTAGTGCTTACAGATTTGTCTTATCTAATCCAGGAGCAAATGCACAAGCTCATCTTGTTTCTATCAATGGAGTCGTTCAGAAACCTAATAGCGGAACCAGTCAACCCAGCGAGGGATTCGCTATTGACGGTACTTCTATTATTTTCTCCTCCGCTCCTCCTAGTGGTGCTGACTTCTTTATTCTCACCCTCGGAACAGCAGTAACTATTGGTACTCCAAGTGACGGAACAGTTACTAATGTCAAGATAGCTGACGACACTATATCCGAAGCAAAACTAGATATACATGCAGCTCCTTCTGGAACTGACAAAGTACTTGGCTACACAGCTAATGGTATGGAGTGGGTAACAGCAGCAGCTGGAGCAACAGGTGGAGGAACTGACAAAATCTTCTATGAAAATGGTCAAACCGTAACGACCAATTACACCATTACTAATAATACAAACGCAATGAGTGCTGGTCCTGTGACCATCAATAGTGGCGTGGCTGTAACGATTGGTACTGGAGAAAACTGGACAATCGTATAAAATTATGCCAATAACAATAAACGGAAGTGGTAGCCTTACAGGTGTTTCTGTAGGAGGTTTACCAGACGAAATAGTAGATGCGGATATGCTTGCTGCTAATGCAGTATCGGAAGCAAAACTTGCAACAAGTCCACAACAAGGACTTGCTAAAGCATGGGTGAACTATGATGGAGGTAGTGTTTCGTCCCCAAGAGATTCTTTCAATGTCGATTCTATTACAAGTATTGCTAGTGGAAAACATCAAATAAATTTTACTAATGCAATGCCAAACAATGATTACGCTTTTTTTGGGTCATCAGCACAGGCAGATGAAGATAATGATAATCCTTGCTTCTGTTTTCCTTTGCAACATGATAGTCAATATAAAACAACAAGTGTAAGAGTAAAAACTGGTTATCATACTCATGGTCATGTAAACATAGCTATCGCAAATAGAAGTTTCACATCAATCGGTATTTTTGGAGATTAATTATGGCAAATTCAGATAAAAGAATTATTTACAAAGAAAGTGACGGGATTGTTGCTGTTATATGTCCAGCAGATAAAACTTTTCGTACTGTTGAAGAAATAGCAGCTAAAGATGTTCCTACAGGTTCTAAATATAAAATTGTAGATAAAGATGATATACCCACAGATTTATCTTTTAGAGATGCTTGGACTGTTGATGATTCAGACCTTACAGATGGAGTTGGAGCATGAGTATTATTAAAACAGACATGGTGAAAGCTAGAGAAATCCATAAAGACAGAATAAGAAACGTAAGAACATTAAAACTTGCAGAACTTGATATTGAGTTTCAAAAAGCATTAGAGACCTCATCTAGTACGACAGAAATAGTTAATAAGAAGAAAGCCTTAAGGGATGCTCCTGCTGATTCTGCTATAGCTTCTGCTGATACAGAAGCAAAATTAAAAGCACAATGGAACACAAGTATTTTAGGAGATTCACCATATGTCTAGTTTAAAACTAACCGCAGACGGCGGTGGAGGAACAGTTGCTATCAAAGGACCAGCCAGTACAACTGGTAATAATGCTTTTGAGTTGACTGTACCTGGCACAGCATCAACTACGCTGGATACGTTAAATAGAGCTGGTAATATTCTTCAAGTTAAATCAGTAGTAAAATCAGATACCTTTAGCTATTCTGGTCAAACAGCATTTGTTGATGTTACAGGTTTAAGTGTAGCTATCACGCCAGCAAGTACAAACAATAAAATTTTAGTTTTATATGATTTATCTTGGAGTACAGATAGTGGGCATGTAAGTTGTAGATTGTTGAGAGATTCTACAGCAATAAAAATAGGCGATGCTGCTGGAAGTAACAGACCAAGAGTAACAGGTCAAACTCACTACACATCAGGAGATCAGTATGACATAGTACAAGTGGCTGGAACATTTTTAGACTCGCCAAGCAGTACCAGTTCAGTAACTTATAAGTGGCAAATAGGAACACCATATTCCGCAGCTTATAATATTTATATTAATAGACAAGGATATGAAGAAAATGGAGATCAAGCATATAATGCTCGAACCCCAAGCTCAATAACAGTTATGGAGGTAGCAGCATAATGGCAACTTTAAACGCAACAAATTTAAAACATGCTTCCTCTAGTTCTAACAATATTGTTTTAGCTGCTGATGGAAGTACAACTATATCTAACTTGTCTGGTGGTGTTGGTAAAATCCTTCAAGTTGTTACAGCAGTCGCTACTGGAACAGCGAGTAATAATAGTACGACATTTGCAGAAATAACAACTGATTTGAGATGTACTATTACACCAACTTCTGCTTCAAGCAAAATTATTGTAACGGCTTTTCTAAGCCTTGCAGAGTCAGGTGGTCTTATAACAGTAAGAATATTAAAAGACGGCACAACAATGGTGAATCAACCTTCTGGTTATGTAAGTTCAACAGCAGACGGAAATGCGTGTTCTGTTGTGAATAGTGCAAACAATATGTTTCCTATTCCTGTTCAAGTCATAGAAACAGCAGGGAATACAAACAGTAGATATTACACACCATTTTGGGCAAGTGTTAGTGGTACGGCTTATTTCAATAAGTGGCCGACTGTTGCTGTTCACGATACTACCTCAACTATGACTGTTATGGAGGTAGCAGCATAATTTTTTTATTAACCAATAATTATTTCTAAAAATGGATCACGAAGCAATTTATTCTGCTTATAGCGGAACAGTAATTTCAATAGATGACGCTGCTGGAGCGTTTGACAAAGATGGCAACAAAGTAGCAATTGACGATGCCAAAGTGGCAGCAGCTCGTAAATCAATAGACGATGCTTATGCAGCTACCAAATATCAAAGAGATAGAGCTGAAGCTTACCCTTCTTGGCAAGACCAGCTGGACAAAATCTATCATTCAGGCATAGACGCATGGAAAGCAGATATTAAGGCTATTAAAGATAAATATCCTAAACAATAGGAGATAAATGGCATTAACAAAAATAGGAACGGACAGTATTAAAGATAATGCTGTCACGTCTGCAAAAATACCAGCAAATGCTGTAACTCAAAGTGAAGTAAATTTTCCTGTCGCTAATAGAAATTTAATAATTAACGGAGCTATGCAAGTAGCTCAACGTGGTACGTCTTTTACTGATCCAACAGGTGCAGCTTATACTTTAGATAGATTTGCAATGCAAAACAGTTCTGGTACACCAGCTTTTAATGTTACGCAAGATAGTGATGCTCCACATGGATTTAATAAATCTTTGAAAGTAGCTTGCACAACTGCTGATGCAAGTCCAGCAGCAGGGAGTATATCAAGAGTATATCATTATATTGAAGCACAAAATATGCAAGGACTAGCAAAAGGCACTTCCTCCGCTAAAGCTTGTACTCTTTCTTTTTATGTAAAAACAAATAAAACAGGACTTTATACAGTTTTTGTTTATGATGCAGATAATACAAGATTAATGTCTGGTAGTTATACAGTTTCAAATACAGATTGGAACAGATATACAATACTTATTCCAGCAGATACAACAGGTGTTTTAGATAATGGTAATGGACAAGGTTTTGGTATATTTTTTGGGTTATCACTTGGTTCTGGCAGAACAAGTGGTTCATTACAATCTAGTTTTGGTTCTTATGTCCAAGCAAATGAACACCCTGGTAATGTAAACTTTGCAGATAATACTTCAAATGTATGGGCAATTACAGGAATTCAATTAGAAGTAGGTTCTGTAGCAACAGACTTTGAGCATCGTAGCTACGGTCAGGAGCTTGCTTTATGTCAAAGATATTTTGAAAAATCTTTTGCACAAGGCATAGCACCAGCACAAAACCATGCTGGACAAGCTGGTAGTTATAGTCTGCTTAATATAGGATCAAAATTACGAAGTGCGAATATTCCATTTAAAGTAGTCAAAAGAACATCTTCTCCAACTATCACATATTTTAATCCGTACGCTGCAAATGCTAACGCAAGAATAATGTTTACCAGTACTGATTTAGCTAATATAGCAACAGATATTGCTGGGGATAGCTGGTTTAACTTTACGAGTACTGACACAACTCCCTCACCTACATATTGTCATTTGCATTGGACTGCAAATGCGGAGCTTTAAACAATGACAACAACTTACAAACTCTATAACGTTATAGATACAGGTGGTAAAACACATAATTATGTCATAAAAAATGGTTGTTCTTTTATTCCTTTTAAGGAAGAAAACAGCGACTACCAAGAGTACCTTGAGTGGGTAGCAGAGGGAAATACAGCCGAAGCTGCTGATTGATGGAAACACCCACCATCAACTTATTACTTCCACCTGATATACCTAGACAAACAATACCTTTACCTACAGCTGATCTACCTTCTTATAAACCAATGGTGGTTCCTCCTAACAACTTGGAATCACCTGATGGTGTTAAGGCAGAAACTACAGAAAAAGAAGATACTGGTATAAGAAAAGTTGATATACCTTTTACTAACTTTAAATTACCTGTCCCAGAGAACGAAATATTAATAACTGCTGGTGGTACGGCAGTCGTATCAGTAGCAGCCACCCTTACAGCTACAGCTGCTTTTAAATGGGCAGTAACAGCAATGAAACCATTACTAAAACAAGCAATTGGAAAAATTAGTGGAAGAAAAAAAGAAAGGGTTAATACACGGATGTGATACTCATGAAGAAAGAATGGAAGTGGTATCAACAATAGTAAGATTAGGAGTTGTTTTGTGGAGCGGATTTATCATCAGTTTAAATTATGTAGATATTCCAATGATAAAAAAGTCTTCTAACGCAGCTGATATCACATTTTTAGCTTCGATCTTTGCGGGAGGTATTTCCACATTCGGGCTAACCACTTCTAACGGAAAAAACGGAAATAGCAAAGGACCAGTTAAATGTTCAGAATGTCAAAAGGCAATAAAATGAAAAAATTTATCTTTATCATAGCTTTGTTATCACCCACAATAGCTTATGCAAACACCGTGACTCCTCAGTGGTCGCAAGGAAGTATGCAGTCAACTACCAATACTACTCAGACAATAACCGAAACTCGTAATACCAAAGTTTATGGGTCCGAGTTAAAAACTTGGTCAGGTACAAACGTAACTCCATCTGGAGATATTACTGACTCAGCAACAACCTTCTCAGTTACAGATAACACCCAGGCATGGCA